TTATTGGATCTGAAGTGCGCCGTTCTGGTCTGACTTTAAGTGAAGCTCACCTTCATACATACTGCCGTCAGCTGTCAGGTGGTAAAGTTCATTTTTCCAGATCACCCACTGGTCTTTTGCCATTTTTCCGGCACTGTCTAAATAATACCACTTTCCGTCACTTCCGGTTTTCCAGGTATCTTTGACCATATATCCAGCTTCATCAAACCAGTACCAGGTATCTCCATCCTGATACCAGTCATTTTTCACATAATCTCCTGTATTCCCTAAATAAAATCTCCATCCGTTCTCCTCTTCCACCCAGCCGGATTTTACTTCTGCTGCGGATAAAAGAGAATCTTTAAAATCTTCCCATGTGTGAATGGTATTATTGTATACATAAGGATTGGGGCAGATTTTACCGGTTACATCGTAGTGTCTGATTACGTGATCTTCTCTGATTCCGTATTGTTCCATCAGATTTTTAGTTAATTTTTTGGCTGAGGCTACGGTTGCATCTTCAAAATACCAGTCTCTGCTTGTGTCGGATTGGCTGCCTTTGTTTCTGACACACAGCTCAATACCAATGCTGTTGCTGTTGCGGCATTCGGGATGGATATAGGTTTTGGCTCCGCAGTGCCATGCGACGTTTTTGTCTTCAACAGATTGCCAGATTTCCCCGGAAAAGCCTACAAAGTAGTGGGCGCTGGCGCCTACGTACTGGGAAGCATAGTATTTACAGTTTGCTTCCGCGCCTCCCAGCGCTCCTACATAATGAATGACGATATATTTAATACGGCTTAGCTCGCCGTTACTGTAGTTATATGGGGTTAGAAGTTTATTTATTTCCACTTAAATCCCCTCCCTTCTTCCCGAGAATCCCATGTCATCTGCATCAAAGGATTCCCGGAAACGTTCGATTTCTGTATAATCGGAGTCTTTTAAATTTTCCTGTATTCCAAGTAGCTCGATGTTGCTCATGTCTTTGGTTGATTCGCTTTTTACCATAGATATCACCTTGTCCCTTTCTATTTATCATATGAAGAAAGGTGGAGAAATGTCACGGGGCGGTGTACTTGGTAAGATTTTAGGTGCGGTCAGGAAGCTCGTCGGTGTACTGTGACAGGAACTTCTTTATGGCTTCCCATATGTGTTTTACGGGTAGTCCGCATAGTGTCATGTTTTTTAAAATACTGACCAGTTCGTATGCTATGTATAGAAGGCCGAAAAACTCGGCCACACCTATGGAATTAACTGGCAGATAAGATCGGATTGCTTCCGGAATAAAACCAATTAAGTTTAGATGTACAATTTGGTCAAGTACAAGGAGGAACGCGAGTGAGGCTACCATGGAGATTTTACGGATAGCTCCGTCTATTCCAAAACAGCTGTTAAATTTATGCTCCTTTATTGCTCTGATGCAACCGAAGCATGTGTCCATTACTACTGCTAAAATAACTAATTTAATAATTGGACTTCCCCAAGCTAGGGCAAGCAGTTCTAAAATTTTATCCATACACATTTTCCTAACACTTTCTTAATTTTCCCAATAGTTTCTTTTCCCTAAATGCTCTCTTTAGGGGTGATTGTCACAACTTATGGATTTTCTGTATTTGATAAGTCCACAACACTAATAATTTGTGAGTTGTCCATAATTTCTATTTTTATAAATTGAAATCATTTAGGAATTTATAATTGTTCATCATATTCAGTGTCATATATTCTACCATTCTTATCAAAGAAGATTACAGCTTCATCTATTACATTTAATTTAAAAATTCGATTTTTGTAATATTAACTCCACCATATATAGCCTTACTAGCACTCCAAAACTTAAGTTCGAAAAAAGCCTGCTCATTTATGCCACTAATATCTATCTCCGTTGTTGTGTAAGTTTGATATCCAGCATAAAAAACGTTATAAAGAGTCTTAATATATTTCTTTTTTGTCGAATAAAACAATATATTACCTACGCAAGCCAAACCATTTGGATCATATGCAAAAGTTGATGTGTAGGTAAATCTAATCCTGGAAAATGGGGAGTAATTAGCACTTACTTTACTTCCTATATAGGTATAGAGTTTCATATCATCATCGCTGCCACTATCCATTCCTTCTAAATAAATTCCACCAGTGCTTATACTATAGCGATAACCCCCATAGTAAGGTCGCACGCCATCAGCAAGCACACCTGAAAACGCGCCATTTAAAAAACCACCCGACCAGTTGCTAAATAAGAATAATCTGGTAATGTACCAACAAGTCCTCCAATATTGACACCTTGTTTAATATTGCCCGCATTAAAATTAGGGATACTCCCTTGAATCCAGTTAACTCCATTTAGATAATGTGCATTCCTAACCCCTAAACATACAGTACCTTCCCAACATGAATTATTTGTAGCATATGCACGGTCAGTACCTGAAACATCAACATTTTGCCATGGAATACTACCATTGACTTTAACACCATTTACCCAACCGCTTCGACCACTTAGAATAGAATTTGTATCTGCATTTCCTTGAGTTTGACTTGCTAAATTGTTGGCCGTGATCTTTCCGGAGCCATTATGATATCCGGCTGGGACTGCATAACTCCCACCAGCATTAAGTGAAGCTGAAACAGCCCCAATGTTTTGCATCGTACCAGTACGCTTTGTTTTTGCATCTTTATTATAATAGGTCTTTTTGTCAAGTACCTGACTATCCGATGCGTCTCCCGTCAACTCTAGAGTTCCATCGACCACTTCATCATCTGAATCAATTGTAATAGCTGCATAACCCTTTAACAATTCTGCCCTTGTTGCTGTACAATCATCAGATCCAACTCCATTACCTCCGGTTCCTGAAATACTCACTTTACCCATTCACACTCACTCCTCTCATATATACACTAAAATCTTCTGTTGGCTTCTTTTCCCCGCAATACAACGTCATATACCCATCTTCTGTCTCCCCGTAAGTTACCATTCCTGTCATTTTTCTTTGAAGCTTTACAGCTGCAGCATCCAGATTTTTAGGCGTACAAGGACTTAGTACCGGATTATCAGTTGCTTTCAAACCTGCCACCGCAACTCTTTGGCTGTAAGGTGCCGTATTGCTCCAGCCAGAAGCAGGAATACTTACCTCTATTAACTGTTCATGCTGCTCCTGAACCATCTTATTATAAAAAGTATTATTAAAAAGCTGTTCAATCTCAACCGCCAACTCCTGGCCATCTGCCAGTGTATCCCTGTCCCATTTACGAATTTCTGCCGTATATTCCGGCGGATTCTTTACATCACAAAATGCCATAGTAAAACCTCCTTAAAATATTTCATCCATATCATAGATTTGAGGAATATCTGCATCTTTCCCTTTTCGCATAAAGGTTCGGTATGCAATTAAATCTCCTTCTGCATCAAATAATCCCATTTCGGATATTTCACTTCCAGTTAATTCTCCTTTTTCCAATGTAGCCGTATAACGGCAGGCAGTCTCCTCATTGTTTACGTAGGTGTGAGCCTCCACTTTCTTTTTTAAAAGTTCATGATAAAGAGCGACCTCACCTCCGGAAGCTGCCTTTGGCTTCCCCTCATCATTTACGCCCCCGTCTCCCCACGCCATATGAGTGATAATGGGAAGAACCATATCTCCTGCATGAGCTTTGCAAAATTTCTTTCTCCCTGTTACTGTAATAACTCCATTTGTAATGTCTGCCATATATTTTCCCTTTCCTATAAAATAGTTAAACCGCCATTTAAGTTACGATTACCGTCCATTGCCCATTCATTTTCCAATACATTCCTGTTCGTAATACAAACAGGACCGACCGCCATATATTCCATCGCACTAAAACTAAAACTCATCACTTCTTTTATTTTAGAATCATTTTTTGATTCTGCTTGTACTACAATCATTTCATTATCTAAAAATAACTGCCTTGGTATGCCAACTGATATATGTAACTGCTCTTCCCCTTTATGGGCATGCTGTATTTCTGCGCGAACCCTGGTTCCCACAGGATAAAAGTCAATGGGACTTTCATCATTGTACCCATTTAATTTATTGTCCCCGTTCAAGATCCAATTACGATCCAGATTCAAATGCGCCAGATTATATCGAGGAAAAAAAACAGTGCGAAAAGTTACGGTGTTAAAAAAAGATATGTTTGCGTTATAATTCCCCTGGTATTTACTGCAAAATTCTGCTTCCAGATTTGCTGGTATTATTCTTCCTACCATGTCCCGAATGCTTTCCACAATGACCAGAGAACACTCTTTTACTACGATTTTTAAATTGCTCTTAAGGATATCCACGTAGATTTCATAACTGTCACCAAGAAGTGATGTTAACTGCTCCAGTAACTTTCTTTGGGTATAGGGGAGCTGATAATTCCAGTTTGCTAATACAATATTTCTTCTTTCCTCAAGAGAAAGTGACGCGTCCCCTTTAATTCCTAACAATGACTCCCATCTCTTTATCCCCTGATAATCCGAGGATACTATAAAACTGTTATCCCACAGAATTCCAATGTTTGAATACAGCTGCCTCAATTCTTTTTCTTCAGCTCCGCCTATTTCATTAAACTCTCGGATTCCTCTTAAATAATCTGGAAAATATGATATTAAATCAATTTCTCTTTGATTAGGCATCCACATCACCTCGTAATGCTATCTTCTCAGAGGAAATTACATAATTACCATTAACTCCATTGATCCTTGTATCCATGACATCAAGAACCCCTTCCACATCCAGCAATCTGCTTTCAATTCTGGAAATCCTGACAATAATGTTATTTAACTCTTGCCACGAATGATTCAGTTCTTCAAAATATTCATCCATAGTTTTTTCAATAAAATCTTTACATTTACTGGAGTCATACCCTGTCTGATATGTGATTTTTGCAGTAATTGATACTACCTCTGCCTGGGCGCCTACAACAGAAACTTTATGACCAATAGGCGCAATCCCATAGCCTTTCCCCTGATCTGTAATTGGATCAATCTGTTCCTGCACATGTTCAATTAATTCCAGGCTGGGAGAATGAAAAGAAGAATCAACAATGACCAGTTTCACCGTTCCGCCTCCATTCCAGGCAGGAAACACCTTTACTCCACCTACTCCAGTAATCGCCGAAACTTTCTCTTTATAATCTGCAATATTTCCACCGTACGCCTGAGATTTTAAACTGTCAAAATATCGTTTACGAAACCGTTCTGTTTCCTCTTCCTCTTCTCCTGGTACTAAAAGTTCTGTAAGTTCAGCAAATGTTAACCCTTTCATATATTCAATGGGAATCAATCTGCCTAAATTTGCATTTCCGGAAGTACCAATCGTTTCACACCGCATCCGGTATTCAAAGTTACCTAATTTTTCTATAGCCTTGTAATTCATTAAGTTTTGAGAGAAACGACTTCCTATTGGAATTTCCATATTAAATCGTGCCTTTAGCTCTGCATAAGAAGCTGCCTTGGGAATAATTCCGCGCTCAGCTGCTCTACGTATTAAAAATTCTCTGTCTGCTGTATCCGCAAAAATCTCTTTTAAAACCTGGTCAATCTCTATGTACATAATAGCAAGCTCTGCAGCAGCTGGAGCCAGCGCAGTATAGATTACAGAACCTTCCCTTTTATCTAAGTCAGATGATACTTTATCTAACATACGCTTTAATATGTTCTCATACGAAACACTTTCATACACTTAAAAATTCACCTCCTTTTCAGCATTAATTTCTCCTACCGGAGTATGGACAGTAAATGTTACAAATAGTGATGTACCATTCTCTTTGAAAGAGAAATTATCTACCTCATTGATTCGGTCATCTTGCTTTAGGGCTTCCTTGATTCTCTTTTTCACTTTAGCTTTAACCAGCCCTAACGGTTTTCCAAAAAGCCTGTTTAATTCCACTCCATAATTCCAGCTATAAATTAGCCAGTCAAAACGCTCCGTATTCAGAATGCAGTAAACAGACTGTCGAATTGCCTCTAAACCATCTGTCATCCCCATAATACGACCGCTGTTCATAACAAGACGGAAGGTTTTAGATGGCTGCTCAATTACTTTAAAGTCCTGCTCCAAAATATCACCTGTTACTGGAAGCATAGTATCCCCTCCTTTACCATCTGCCCGCGACTACGTATTGTTGTCCTCCCCGTTTTTGAATGAGAAGAATCTTGTCTCCATTTTTCAGCCCCGCCTTTACAGTCACTGTCATCTCTCCCAAGCCTGGTATTTCCATTACACTTAAATGGTCTGTAAACTGTTCTGGTAATATTATCTGGGACTTTGATAAAATAGTTTTCTGATCTATTCGGATTTCTAAGGGATCCGTGTTAAGCACAGAAGCGGTTATAACATCACAAGGATCTCCAGCCTCTACAGCCTGCATCACAATTCTTTTAATGTTCTCTATCCATTCAACGTCAGCCAACTATTTTTGCTCCTCTCAATGTTAAATCCATCGTATGAATTCCTTCATCAATTTTGTGAGTGACTGATTCAATAACCAGATAATTTTTACAACTTGTGTCTAATGTATCCAGAAAAACCGGGATAAGACAACCAGCTCTGGCACGAATATCACCAAATGCATCTTTTATTGTCAGGGAACGGGAAGGGCGATTGTACAATGTTAAATAGGTTTCTGCTATTTTTTGCCCATCCACTCCCTTTTCAATGGATTCATCTTTTTTAAGGACTCCCCATTTATTTATGTTCTCTGTACTTTTCGTAATGTAACACTCTCTTTGTTTGGTATCACTATTGTCGTAATACAGTTTGATGAGATTAAAGGTATTGCTGTCAATACTGACTTTATAGTCATAGTCCTGTGCTGTTGTTTCATCAATCATGATATCCAGCTTCATGTTTTCCATAGATTTAAGTGTTAATTTTCCTACATCATCATAGAAAGTATATAATTTCCCTGAATGTATCATTGCAAGATCCATATTGTTTAAAATAATATCAAACAACGTCTTGTCTTTTTCTTTTCTGGAAAATCTCTGACCAGTATCCTCAAGCTCTCCTGTCTTTAGATGAAAATCATCCGCAATCATCTGTATTATTTCAGCGGCAGTTAAATCCGTATAATTATAAGTTTCTTTATTTTTAAGATACCGAAGCTGATCGTATGCTGTAACCTTTACCTGACCATCACTGTTCCAGTTACGTTCGAAAATAAACCCAAAGAAAACAGGGATTCCAGTTACGTCCAACCGGACAGCATTGCCCTCTTCAATTTGAAGCATTTTGTCCGGGAGAAGCGTAAATGTGCACTTTCCTGGCTGTCCTCGTCGCTGGGTTTGCCATGAAATATTTCCGCATACGACTGGTTCATAAACGGTTCGATTGTTTTGGATATATAAATGTGCTTTCATTTTTCTCCTTTCCTAAGGCATCATTAATACCTGATTTGGATAAATCAAATTAGGATTGGAAATTTTATCGCGATTTAACTGGTAGATTTCTTTCCACCGGCTTCCATCTCCAAGGTTTCTTTTAGCAATGGACCAAAGGCAATCTCCTTTTACAACCGTATATTCTTTTTCTATAGGCGGCTCTCCCTGACGTTCTTCTTCCAAGCTGGTCACTTCATTTTGCGATTCATCCTCTTCGATTTTAAAATTCATGATTTTTGTTCCATAACTTTTATATTCTTTCATGTTAAGAGACACTACCAGGTCAAACCCCTCACTGACATCATCTGTGACTTTATAGTCCTCCAAAGTCACATCAAGAGTTGTGTCAAATAAACTGTTTCCCATTAGTCCTTCTCGAATTGCAGTAAATTCAAAAAAATTTCCATTATCCTTAAGTTTTTTTATTTTAGTTAAGAAATCTTCTGCACTCCCTATACTTCCATCCCAAGTGGCACATGGATATTCCATTTGAGGAATAATTACATCCAGGCTTATTTCAGCAAGACCAGTTGGCTTAACTAAATTTATCTCTTCTCCATTAATGAGATTTACAGTTTTATTCTGTCCATTGTACTTTAATGGTATTTTTTCTGGTGGAAGAGGAAGAAGCATTTCATCAATATAGATTTGATAAGCCACTAATATTCCATCCCTTCTGCGGAAGAAACCAGCATTTCTGTAGTAACATCGCTAAGCATTCGAGCTACGTTATCAATGTCCGTAACAGTCTTTATGGTGTTATTGTTATTAACATCCACCTTCAATTCCGCCAGTGTAAACCGGTTAATAATTTCCTGCTCAGCTGCATCCCGCATGTACTTTAATTCCTCATCTACGATATCCATCGAATCTGCCATAGCTGCTGTACTCGCCGCCGTATTACCTGTGTTTTTTATAATATCTTCATTGGGTACCTGTGTATTTTCCACAGGATCATGCTGCTTAACATTTGTTTTTAATTCCTCATATTTATTTTTAACTCCATTTTCTATACCCGTCCCCCAATTATTACCATTCTTATAAGCATCACCATAATTAAAACGATCATGTTCTAATCCCGCTTCAGACATCATCTTATCTAAATCCAATGGTTTAAACTTTTCTTCGTAAGTCCCATTTCCATGTTTCTTAGCAAATCTATCATAAAAACCATAAATGTCTTCTCTCCAAACTGATACTGTTGCTTCAAAATGAGAACCAGTAACCAGATCCAGAGCTTTTGCCACCTTCTGAATCAGGCCCAAAATTTGATCTCCGAAATCAGCAAATAGATACACTGCCGAAGCAAGAGGATCGCGGAACATATTTGCTATAAAATTAGCCAAGAAAATAAAAGGATTCAGCATAAATTCAACTACTCCAATAACCATTTCTCCCATAGCCATCAGGATATTACCGATTAAAGCTAATGCCGCTGAGAATACCCCGCAAATTATTCCTGTAGCACTATAGGATGTTCCAGCAAAATGATTAATAGCCGCTACTCCTGCATAAAAAAGAGCAATAATCGCAATAAGCAGAATCAGGAACCAAGTCAGAGGGGAAGCTCCCAGTGCTGCATTTAGACCTTCGACTGCAATCTTTTGTGCTGTTGTAGCTACAACATTGGCCCAACCGCAAACCGTACTCAAGGCTGTTTGAGCCGCATTAGCAGCCATTACCAGCCAACCAGCTCCCAAAACTGCATTATAAACAATTAAGGCAGCAACAATACCCAGGATAACAGGTTGGAGAACCGACCATGACTCAGCAATAAAACTACCAATAGTTCCCGCTACCAGTCCAATTACACCAAAGATCCCACTGATATTTTCAACATCTCCCTGCAATCCTGATGTAAAATCTTGAATACTTTTTGTAACAAAGTCCACTATCCCACCAATTGGTCCTGCTAATCCAACATTAATTGTCTTCGCTAGTGTACTGAGAGCACTTGCTGCATCGTTATACTTTATATTGTCTAGTTCCTCCAGATGATCTTTTGTCAATTCAACAGATCCACTTAGGTCAGCCAGTGCCATTACACCGTCACTTCCAATATTTCCCCAGGCATCACCAAACAGTTTAACTCCTGCCAGATTCCTGCTTACCGGGTCTTCCATATTGTTTAAGGCATCCAATGTCTGCATAAAAGCTTGCTTTGCGGTCTCTCCTCCACCTTTAAATGCTTCCGTCATTTTATTTGCATCAAGTCCCAAAGCAGCGAATCCCTGGCTGGAATCTTTTCCCCCGCTGACTGCCCGCTTTGAGAATTCGCTAACTGCAGCACCAAGAGAAGCAATTGAAACTCCTCCATTTTCAGCACCGTTGATTAGTGCCTGGAACATTTCGTCACCGCCAAGGCCCAGGCTTTTAAATCTGGATGAATACTGATTAATTGTCGCCAGTAAATCGCCATTCTTATTAAGACCAGCCTGTGTTCCCTGAATAATTAAATCAAACGCTTCTGCACCAGATATACCAAACTGCTGTTCCAACATGCCTGCAGACTTTATACTATCTGTCAGTCCATACCCAAAAGTATCTTGCATCAGCAGGCCTGCACGGGTTATCTGCTCTAATCCGCTTCCCGTTTGTCCAGTAAGCTGATTCACTGCAGAAAGGCTTTGTGCTGCCGAACTAAGACTGGGACTTAAATTATCAATATAAAGATTGGAGGCACTTTTTTGTGCTGCACTAAGATCCGGTCCTTGCATACCGGTTCTTGTCTGTATGACATTACCTGCGGATTTCATATCGTTTGCCTGATTGAAAATATCCATGGCACTTGTCTTAATACCCATTTTCTTTGTAACAGAAACAACTTTTTCCCAGGCTTTCTTTAGCTTTTCGACTTCTTTCTCATTCTCTCTTGTGTTCTCAGTTAACTCATCCTGCTGGTCTTGCACTTGATATACCGTTTCTTCTATTCTGTCATACTGGAGGCGAATTCCAGCCAGTGAAGATTCCCACATTTGCATACCAGGTAGCGCCAACGCATTTGATGATGCCATTTGTAAGCTACGCATAAGACCGGCAGTCATATTAATGGAAGTACTGACTCTTTTTAGTACAGGTGTTGCACCGTCAACAAGCTGTATTGAGTTTTCTAATGTCGCCACACTTCTACCTCCTTTCCATTTATTATTTGGGAAACGTCTGTTAAGGCGCTTCCCTCATTTACTACCTGTGCCTGGCCTTTGCTTTTTGAGCCTGCTTCTTATCATTTTCCAGTTTCAGATTCACTGCTGCAATAATAAATGCTTTCTCATAACGGTCAAGGCTTAAAAATTCATGTGGCCATTTGTGAAGCTTGTGGAGGCAATAGTAAGCAATGTTGGCTTCCATATCGCCTCCATCTATTAGTTTTTTGCCTCTTCCACCTGCTCTTCCAGTGTTGTATCAAATCCATTCACCTGCTGGATCCGCTCTAAATATCCGGCATATTCCCCGGCAGTCAGCATTGCTTTTAACAGAGCGTCTGCCCCCATTACCTGGTAGGAATCCTGTAGACCTTTATCATTTAAATTGGGATACACAGTACATTCTGCCGCCAGCTTTCCAAGATAAAGATTATAATCAGTCTCCTGTGTATACTGCCCCTTTTTGCCAGTGACCTGTACCCGCTTTGTGCACTCTTTCCTCAGCGCTTCATCTTCTTTTGAAGTAATCGCTTTAATCTCCCACTCCACCGGTTTATTTTTCTGACCAATAAAACGTTTTGAAGCTACAAATTTCTCATTCTCCGCTTTAACAGCATTCTGACTTAAAAAACAACTTAAATCTCCCATTTTCATATCCCTCCTTGTATTTACTGCATCCCTGCAATTGTTCCGAAACGTTCTGGCATTTCCCAGCTCTCAAATGTAAATTCAAATTCATCCTCTAAATATTCTCCTGAGGCATCAAACTTGGTAATGATTCCACCGTTTAAGTTACAGTTCTTTAAAATGACAGTTTGTCTTCCTACACTGGAAGCAGGGTCTTCATTTGTAACCTGGATATCAAAGTAGATATCCTTGCCAGTCTGCTGGTATCGATATAAAATATCACGGAAAATGCTTGTGTTATAGTGAAATGTTGCAGAACCGGTCCCCTTCATTCCAACCGTCTTGTTACCTTTCATAGCTCGTCCGAGAATAGGAATTTCAGACTTCACTTTTTCAATCTTTGCTTCCAGATTTAAAGCCTGCATGAAATTAAAACGCTCATTTTCAATTGTAATAAAGCACTCTGCTTTTGCTGCGCTGACTGCGTCCCACGCATTCATTGTTATATTACTCATTATTCATTACCCCTTTCTTATGAAACGACGACTGTCATGTACAAAATACTCATACAATTAATAGGCTGAACCGGGAAATTCACTAAAACAGACCGTTTCCCCTCCCCCTTATCCACTGTGACCGCTTTTGCATCAAAGTCTTCAATTGCTCTTAAAACTGCCAGCTGTTTTCCGTAAGTTACAATATCATTCCACAGGCTGATTCGCCCTGCATTATCATTGGGCATCTTTCCCAGATACCGGGAATGAAAAAGTTCAGCAATATCATTACCAATCTGGTCCAGTACGCGAATGGTCTGGTTATTGGAGAAATCTTCACCTTTTTCATCTGTATAGGTTACCAGTGTATTAATATCTGTAAGAACCCGGATCTCACTTCCAACTTTATGTAAAAGGAACTTGCCGGCCTTCATTGCATCTGCAAGCTGCAGCTGGGTATAAGGAACTTTTACAGTGTATTCTCCGTCATACTTCCTGTTTTCCACTGTTTTGTTAATATCGCAAGCTGCTTCAGCACCTGTTACCCAATAAACCAGGCCTGCAGTATGCTCTTTGGCCTCATTTTCCACTGATATAATTCCTTCATGATCTGCTTTTGAATATTGATGTAAAACTGTCTGGAATTTTACTCCGACATCATCTCTCATTCTCCTGGTAAAGGCCGCAAATAGTGCTTTTACATTATCATCCTGTGAGGGGCAGCAAAGTATCTGGTAAGAGCTGCTTTCTATTGCATGTAAAAATTCAGAATAATCTTCGCCGGTTATTTCGTTTCCATCGGTACCACCAGCAAATGGAAGTCCTGCAGTTTCTGCCAGTGTTGCATCCTTTTTAAAAACTACGTAATTGTTATCCTTAAGTTCAGCTGATTTTGAAACAGTCTGAACATCTATTTCTTTTCCATCAAACAAAATGCTTACATTAAATTTTGAATTGTCATCCACATTTTTTGAGATGACTGCCATCAAATTGTTTCCCCGGATTCCGGAATATTTTGCTGTTCCATAGTCACAGAATGCATGGTTACCGGTATTTAACCGATAGAAGATTCCCTTTTTCATATTTTGGAATAATTCTCTTACAGGCAGCATTGCTGCATCCTCAACCGAATAACCAAAAATTTCTTTACTGTTATATTGGAGTTCCTCAGAGGTGACTTCAAAAATCTCCTTTTCCGGTCCCCAGCTTAAAATCATTGGAATTGCGGCCACACCTCTGTCACCAAAGGATACCCCAGATGTAGCACGATTAATAAAATTTATATACGCACCGGGAAATACCTTATTTTGTGTTTTAAAATTTCCTCCACCTAACATACGTTTACCTTACCTTTCTTAAATCGATTCATTATCTCATCTGCTTCTGCCAGTGAATAAGTTTTTCCGTTATCTAACAATGCACATAGCAAGTCACTCTGGCTGCAATACTTCTCTGAACAGATTAACTGTTTTTTTGTATAACGTACTGCCTCAGATTTTTCCGCAGCCTTTCTTCTACTGTTTCCAGTCATTAATTTACCTCTTTCATTTTAAGTTAATGTCCTCCATAGACACTTCCTCCTCCTGATTTTTCAGAAAGAATATTTGATATTCCGTTTGAAATTTCAGATTACCGTTTTCTACTAATCCAGATCTGTCTTTGCTTCCTATAACTGCCCCATTTTCCAGAGAAATCGATTCCAAATGTTTCATTAACAACTCCAATACATGGTACCGGTTCTCATATTGCTCATCTGCTTCCTTGGGATAATAATTAATAAATATTTTTATAATACAGCAGTATCGCTTCCCGTTTATACAATTTTCCGACACCTGTGAAATTCCGGCTACGAAGAAGGATTCTTTCTCCTCTTCTTCAATAGATCCTAAACAAATCTTTGTTTCAGGAAAGATAAACCTCAACTTCTTAATTATTGATTCCATTAGTTTGTTATACATTCTTTGCCTCCATCCCTCTCACCTACCTTCTACCAGAATTTTATGTAGTCTTTTTGTCTACACTGTCATTAAAAAAAATATCACTAATCTCTTCCAACGATGCAATCCCAAGCAACTCACACAGCACTTTAATCTCACCCGCCTTAAACTGACTCTTATTCCACAGTTTTCTTCGAAACCCATAACTGGACAAGTGAAGTCTGTCCGCAATCCACCCCTTTTTCAGCCCGGATTTTTTGATTAACTCATTTAACCGAACCGTATTGGTCATTCCCTCCTCCTTTCTTGTAGTCTTTTTGTCTACACCATCATCATACTCCGTCGTTTCCTTTTTGTCAACACGTTTCTCAATTTTTGTTGAAAGTAATTCTACTCCGTGTTATAATGCTGTCATGGAGGTGGTCCTATGGATATCGGTCAGATTATAAAACAAAGACGTGAGGAACTGGGAATGTCTCAGGAAGAGCTTGCGAATAAGGCGGGTTACAAATCCCGTTCTTCCATCAATAAGATAGAGGTAGACGGCAGAGGCCTTCCCCAGTCTAAAATTACTGCAATCGCAAAAGCACTGAGAACAACTCCGGCTTCCCTCATGGGCTGGGAGGAAACAGATATTTTTGCGCTGGATCATGAAAACAGCTGTTTTGGAGAGTCTGCCAGAGAAATGCTCAGTAATTTTCAAAAGCTCAATGAAAGCGGACAAAAAGAGGCGCTAAAACGGGTCAGTGAGATGGTTCACATCCCTCAATATACAAAAGCAGACCCGGTTGTCCGTCCTTTGCATCCGGATTCCCGATCTTATTTACAGCCGGTAGCGGCTCATGAGCGGACGGATATAGAAGTGACTGAGGAAATGAGACAGCATGATGATGCCTTTTTCGATGAATAAGGGATAAAATTCGTTGAGGTGATTTATTTGAATTATGATATATTATTAAAGGAAGCAGACTCTGACGGAATCATGATTAAAGAAAAACCATTAATTGGTAATGACGGACGGATTAGGGGCGATCAGATCCTGATCCGGCAGAACATGTCCGGCTATCAGAAAGCCTGCGTACTGGCTGAAGAACTTGGACATTACTACACCACTGCTGGAGATATACTGGATCAGTCTGATGTTTCAAACAGAAAACAGGAACGCACGGCACGTTTATGGGCTTATAACAAAATGATCACGTTGGAGAAGCTGGTTGCCGCGAAAGAGGCCGGCTGCAGAAACAGCTTTGAGATCGCAGAGCATTTAGAGGTTACAGAAGAATTTCTTTTGGAAGCACTGGAATGCTATCGGTCAAAATATGAGAAGGGGCTGCAAAAGGACAATTATTTAATTCTTTTTGAACCGTTTAATATTTATAAAATGGCAGAATAATTTTTTTCTTATCTTAATGTCACCTGATGCATCATATATTATCCAGAGGTGATGAACTATGCAGTCCTGCGAACTGGTAACACTTGTGTCATCCATTGCCTGCTGTCTTGCAAAAGACCGGACAGCTGACGAAATTGCACTCCTCAGCTGTATTTTCAGTCAGCTGGGCGATACCCTGGAGACGATTGCAGCCCACCAGGCTCTCTGTTGCGGCAATGATAAAAATGACAATATTAATGATGATATATTTTTTGGCTTTCAAGGCGAAAGAAGACGGGAGCGATAA